GCCAGCAACCACGATACTGTGCCTGTGTACGTGCGTACTCAATGAGACATTCGGGTGTGCGGTTCTGTCGGGCAGACCTTCCATCCACTGTGACTATCTCACTGTCATTCCATGCGAACCTGTCGGCATGGTATTCAATCTCGTATGTACGATTCATTGCTCGCCACCGCCATAAAGTTTTTCGGTTGTGTGAACACATGGATTTTCTATATCGGGACAATTCTCACACCATTCTTCCCACGTATCTAATGGTTCCATTATCTACCCCCAAGGATTTGGTCTACAAGTTCCTTGTATGCCGTAGCAAGAGCGTCATCCTGTGGCTTGACTGTTCCCTCTGCGACAATCACCCATCGTTCGTGGTTCATCACCCCGTTGATGACAGGGTATGCACTGACACGTACCTTGTCGCCAATGTGATAGAGATTCAAGTCCCAACCATCGGAGTAGTTCCATTCGTCATGCTCTGTGTTCATGTCTGTTGTCGTGGCTAAGTACCCCCATAGCCATAGTTGTGCTGACCGTACTGCCTTTGGTGATACGTCTTCAATGGTTAGTTGTTTCATTTTGTTTCTCCTTCTGTTATCGCTTCTGCGATTGCCTCGGCAAGTATCTCATAACCTGTCTCGCACATCGCTTCATCCATGACTTTACGCCACCAACGTGTCCAACCAACCTTCTCCACCAATGCTTCCATGTCTTCTTCTGACACTTCTTCTTGTTCTAGTTGCTGACGGATATCTTCCTCGGTGAAAATGCACCCGACCCAACCAAACTTCCCACACATCTGATGGAACAGTTCAATCCCTTCGTGTTCCTGCATTTCACTAGCAACATTTATTGGTGTGCCAACACGGTCTGCCAAATCTGCAATCTCGCTATCAGTAAATGAATCATCAAGTTGGTCTGCGTCAATGACATAGCACCCCTCAATGTTCAGGACTGTGCCAGTCACCTTGTCAATAATTAGTTTTCCCATTTCTATTCTCCTTCTTCGTATGTTTCTATTTCAATCGTGACATCATCTGCCCACCCATTCAAGGTCACAAAGTAACCAATGCGATTGACTAGGTGGTAGCCGTTGATGATGGCTGTGCCAGTATCGGTATCAACCCATGTCCACAACCTGTTTGTTGGTTGTGCCATCACATATTCAAGGTCATCACCGTATGCCTCAAACAGAGTTCCATTCCATCCGATGTCACCACTGATGTGATTTTCACGGGGCTTGTACTTCTTCTCCCATTCATCCATTGCTTTTTCTTGTTGTGTCGTAATCATTTTGTTTTCCTTTCTGTTGATTACTTCTGTACCGTACCACGGTTACGTTCGTGATACAAATCTTTACGTTGTGACGGATGTCGCTGGTACGAACCACGCCTGCGGTTACGTTGATGTTGGCAGAACTTATCCCACGCCATCATGCAACCAATCATGCCGAACCCCCAACCAATAATAATGAGAGCGCCGATGTTGTATTCGCTATCAGGAATCACTGTTCTTCCCTTTCTGCCTCAATGTCATTAGAGAAATCTTCGGGTGACCACCCGTAAGTTTCACGCAACATCTGTGACGCTACCTTTACTGCGTGTTCCTCATCATGTGCGAACACACACGTTGTCATGGTGAAATAATCCCCAGTGAAAGTGACCCTGTGCATAAGGTCGTACTTACTATCTGTGATAGCCATTACGCCATCTCCTGTTCTTCCGTGTCGGGCAGGGTGATAGCACCACTGGCGATGAGGTCATAGAACTTCTTAGCGTCCCGTAGTGTGGCAATGAGAGCGTCCATCCCGTCCTCGCCATCCTTGCGGTACTCCTTTAACTCCCACTGATAGTGGTGTGTACGCCAGTCATGACCTCTGCGGAACTCTTTACTGTGTCTAAACCCGATATGTAGTTCCTGCATGAGAGTGTCAATGGTGTCTCGCTTAGACTGTGCTACCGCTTCATTGCTTAGGCGTTCTTGTGTCTGTTCGCTACGGTTCTTGTAGTACATATCCCACGTTGTCTCGTACATCAACTCAAAGTAGCGAGCCTTAGACCACTGCTTAGATGACCTATTAAACTCAGTCTCGGTGCCATCCCACGTAAGACCGTGTGTGTAGATTTGCTCGTACTCAAACAGGGTAGTTACTCGCCCGTTCTTTTCCTTGCGGTATCGCACGTCAGTGATGACGACATATTCCCAATTGCTTGATTCGTATTGTCGGTATTGGAATAGGCGGTCTTTGTTGCCTGCCCATTCTTTGATGATGTCTTTTGTTTGCATTGTGTATCCCTTTCTATTTCTGTAACGCTGCAATAATACGAGAACGCAATTCTTCACGTTCCTGTGCTGGTGTATCCAACACGTAGTCAATAATTTTCTTTACGCCTTTAAGCGTTGGGTTGCTATGCCCCCCATTAGTTGTGCAGTACGTGATATGACGACCTAGTGGTGTCCCTGCTGTTCCGTTGTCGTGCTTTACGATTTCGTAACCACGATATTTATGTGTAGCCATCTTGTTTCCCTTTCTGTTGGCTATGTGTAACACGATACAGACTGTCCGTATCAGTGTCAAGTATTTAATTTGTGACTTCCGTCACAGTGTCTCACTCAATGTTTCACGTGAAACATCTACTTGTATAGAGCAACTATTATTTATAGGTTAGGTATACCTAACTAATCTTCCTGTTCTTCTACAATTTCGTGCCCGTAGTCCTGTAAGTATTTGGCGATAGCCTCTTTTTTTGTGTAGTCGTAGTAGGTAACGCTACGGAACCATTCGCCACACGATTTACCGTCTGCTACTAGTGCCGTGACAGTGATAGCCCCGTTATTGTGGTTTCTCCATGTTGTGACCATTAGTTAGCACCCCCCTCACATACCGCTACGTACCCGTATCCATCAACACTTGCCCCGATAACCCAGTTACCGCCCCATTCCATCTTGTCTATGTACATTTGGATAGCGTTTAGGTGGTTATCTACGGGGTCTAGTTCGTCAGTCCACGGGGCAGTCATCTTGCCCCCATAGTGTGAGACTTTAATAGTTCGGCTCCCCGACATGAACTTAGTTTGGATAGTGACACGGTAGGACTTGCGTACCGTAGCCTTGTCTGTTGTTGTAGCCATTTTGTTTCCCTTTCTGTTGGCTATGAGTAACACGTTATCGTGCTATTCGTACTTTCCACTGTGACATCCGTCACACTGTCTCTTTTGTTAGATTCTCGTAACACTGTGGACAGAACGCTGTTTCCATATCCTCATCTGTCACCCAATAGTCATTCCATATTTCATGTTGCCACCCGATAGGGGCGAAACATTGAGTACAGATACCATCTGTTAGTGCTAGGTCAGTGAACCTAGTTTCGTCATGCCACGTACTAGGGGTGACAAGTAACGGGGCTACCATTTCGCCACCAACCTTTCCACCATTTCGTCAAGGGTGGCAGGCTCCATAAATTGTGACCAATTCCCTGCTGTCATCATCAAGGCTACGTGTGTCTTTTCCCCGTAGTCCACCATTTCGTAACGGTATCCATCGCTAGTCCATCCTACCGCTACACGCCTACCACTAATTGGGTCACGGTATGTCTTGTTGTATTTGTATGTTTTTGTTTCCACTGTTGTTCCTCTTTCGTAGTGGTATTGGTAACACGGTATCGTGTTAGTTCTTAGTTGTCAAGTATTTATTCTGTGACACTTGTCACACTGTCGTATGTAGTTGCATAACGCTACTGTCGTATCTATCGCCACCTAATGGGTCACCACAGAAGTCGCAAGGGTGCCATGAGAAGTGTGGTTCTTCACTTGTACTGAATGGTTCATCACCCCATTCGGCTAGTCCTTGTGCGTATCGTTCGGCATGACCACTGTCGGCGTAGCCTTCATAGTCGGGTGCCCCATTAGACGATACGTAGATGCAATCGGGGCAGACTTGTAGTTCTTGCCGTGTTCGGTATGTGTGTGTCATTATTTGTTCCTTCCTAAGAGTTCGGCTACTTGAACCATAGTTTCCAATAGTGGCAGTGTCCCGTTATGAACCCATAGCCCATTTTCATCACCGCTACTATTTATCCATAGGTCATATTCATCATGCCCTAGTTGATGGAAAGCCCATATCTTTCCGCTTTTTTCCGTTACTTTTATCTCAAACATTATTTTTTCCTTTCGTAATGTTTCACGTGAAACATTTTCCCTATCTGTTAAGTAACACTCTATCAAGCGTTTTACCACTTGTCAAGTATTTCCCATGTGACATTTGTCACACCCTCCATACGAACATTTGTTCGTATTTTGGTATCTCTAGGGCTTCCCCCGTTGATATGTATAACACTACCCGAACCCCCGACCAATGTCAACCCTATTTCATGTGACATCCGTCACACCACCCAACATACCCCCAAGGGTATCCCCATACGAACACACGTTCGGTTCGGCGGATTCTACCCGATACCCTCACCAATTACAACGTGACATTCGTCACACCAACCAACAACGAACACACGTTCGCCCCAACACACCAACACTAGAACAATGGTCTATTGCCGGCAACAGTCCCCGACTGTTCACACACCAAACATACATTCGCCTATCAACCATAGGCGGATGTTAGGTGCCCCTACCTATTTTTTTTCGGGTGCTGGGGGTAGCGGGGTGCTTGCAATAGTTAGCGAGTGAATATAGTTCACTATATTGTTGCATTTGCAACTATCTTTCCTAGATGAGTAGCAAGAAGCAACTAGGGTATGTGCCGAGGCACCCCCCCCTATATATATATCATACTGTTGAGAGAGGGTTTCACTCTTTTGGAGGTTTCCCCTGTGTGTGACTGTGGGTGGTTGTTGACCACTGTGGGTGTGTGGGGTTGTTGGCTCTTGAAGTACGTGGACTTAGAGTTTTACGTATGACCCGAGGTGCTGCTCTCTCTGGAGCAGTTCATCTAGTGAAGACCAACAGCCTTAGTAAAAGAAAAACGGAAAAAAGAAAAAGTCACCCGAATGGTTTAACTTAACGAACTACTTGCTCATGACTTCTATGCGAACAACCGCAGTGCGAAGCACAAGGGCGTTAGCCGCCGAAGGCGGAACAAGACAACCAGTAATCTAGATTTGTTAACTCCCCCCACGGTTTAGGTATCTAACTGATACCAAGGTCGCCGTAGCCAAGATTTTTAGCCGACACCAAAGTCTGAACATATGACGTTGTTCACGCTGCTTGTTTCTCTTACACAACAGGGGCACCAACTACTTAATGATGCTTGGTTGCAGGAAACATCAACCCACGTTCCCGTGTATTAAATGCCCCGCACCATGCAAACGGTGTACAGCCTTGCCTGCCTTGCCGATATCCCATCGGGGAGGACTTTTTAGATTATGGCATCCACTTGTTGTACAGAGGTAAATGCGCTTACATACTGAAGTGTATCAGGTGTGTTAGGGTTTGCAACATGGCAGCAAAAAAGATTCCATCACGCAAACCAGTAGACCCAGCACCTAAGAAGAAGTCAACAGCCGACATTGACAACATGACTTCTATTCGTGCAGGTATGAAGCAGGCTGCTGCGTACAAGAAGAATAATCTTGACCGCAAAGACGCAAACGGCAATTCTTACTTTGGTGCTGGCTATCCCAAAGGTGGTAATCCAAAGTCTCCTAAAGTACCGTTGCCTCCTGGTACTCCTTGGAAAAAAAGAACCCCGAACCCTTCTATGCCGAAGTCAACGCCATCTGTTACTCCGCCAAAGTCAACGCCATCTGTTACTCCGCCAACGACAACAACAACAACAACTCCTTCTCGTGGTATGAATCAACTGGGCAAACTCGTTGGTAACAAGTCAGAATCAGCGGCTAAGAAAAAGAAGAAGTAATGCCGCAAGACCCTCGCCTTAAACGAGCAGGTGTCACTGGATACAATAAACCAAAGGCAACTCCTGGTCACCCAACAAAGTCGCACGTCGTTGTAGCCAAAGTAGGGGACCAAATCAAAACCATTCGTTTTGGTCAGCAAGGTGTAAAAGGTTCACCAGACGGGTCCAAGCGCAACGAAGCGTTTAAAGCCCGACACGCTGGTAACATCTCCAAAGGAAAAATGTCTGCCGCATACTGGGCTGACAAAGTGAAGTGGTAAACCCGTATGGGAACAAAACGTACCGTATCCCCTGCGGATAAAGCCAAATTCTTCGCAGCGATAACTGCTGGACAAACAATCACGCAAGCATCCCGCACTGCTGGCATCCACGTCAATACTGGTTCTAAGTGGGTAGCGAAAGCGAAAGCAGCCGAGGCTCTCCGTAAAGAAACAGACGCTAAAGCAGCCAAAGTAAGACGCAACGAGGGTGGCGAGCAACGTGACGAATACAACGCCTTCATGGATGCAATTGATTTACCATCTGCTGTACCTGACGACAGGCTATGCCCTGAAGCGCAAAGAGGGAAAGCAGACTTTGCTTTCTTTCGTGAATACTATTTAGGTCGTGTCCCCTCCCCTTGGCAGGTAGAAGCCGCCTTGGAACTGGTCAAACTGTTGGAGTCTGAGGAAAAAGAATTCGTTGTAGTGAACGTTCCCCCTGGTGCGGGCAAGTCCACCCTGTTCCATGATGTTGCTGTATGGGCGATTGTTCGTGACCGCAAGATTCGTATCATGATTGGGTCTGTATCGCAGAACATGGCTAAGTTGTACTCCCGCCGTATCCGTGAAACCCTTGAACGTCCTATGCCTATCCAACCAGACCCCCAACTAGTACGCAAAGGCTTAGCCCAAGACGCACAAGGATGCTTGTCTATTGACTACGGCAGGTTTAAACCAACCGATAAGGGTGCATTGTGGCGAGCAGACGAATTTGTAGTGGAACAACTAGATGGGAATGGACTTGATAACAAGGAACCGACTGTTCGTGCTTACGGTATTGAAGCAGAGTTCATCGGACATCGTGCCGACCTCTGCCTATTTGACGACGTGGCTTCACCTGATAACGCCCGTGAATCTGTCGCCAGAGATAAACTTCTTGAAAGATGGGACAACGTGGCAGAAGCACGTTGCGACCCAGGTGGGCTACTGGCGGTTGTTGGACAGCGCCTCGGACCAGGCGACCTATACGCACACTGTCTCTCCAAAGTTGCTTATGACCTGGATGATGAAGATTATGACGGGTCGGACATAATCACACCTGAACAGGTGGAATCAATGGAACCATTGAAGTCACAAAAGTACAAGCACATCATTTATCAGGCGTATTATCCTGACCTTGACACAGGGAAAGAGTCCCGACGGTTTGATGCACCCCCATATCCTGACGGTCCTCTCCTAGAACCGAAGCGCCTCCCCTGGAAAGACCTATCTTTTATCAGGTATAACAAACCTGAAGTGTTTGAAGTGGTATATCAACAGGGAGAGTTGGATTTAGACGCATACCTTATTGACAGGGTGTGGATTAACGGCGGTATGGGCGCAGATGGTGTCCAATATCAGGGATGTATTGACCATGAACGTGGACATGGCGAGATTCCCCCAGGTTTAGCGCCACCTGTTCTGTCTATTGTGGCGGTTGACCCTAGCCCCACAATGTTTTGGGCGTTAACATGGATTCTGTACCAACCAGAAACCAATCTGTACCACGTTATTGACATTGAACGGTGCAAACTCACAGCAGAAGACCTCCTCGGATACAACACCACCACAGGTGAATACTCAGGAATCATGGATGACTGGCAAGAACGGTCTTTACGCATGGGATACCCCATCTCGCATTGGGTTGTAGAGATTAACGCAGCCCAAAGATTCCTTTTAGCGCACGACTTTGTACGCAAATGGCAGTCCAGCCGTGGAGTAAACGTAGTTCCACACACCACATCCCGTAACAAACTGGACGAAAAGATGGGTGTTGAAGCCCTACTCCCACAGGTATTCCGCACAGGTGCTATCCGTCTACCCCATATGCGTGGCAACTGGAAAACCCTCGCAGCAGTAGAAGAACTAACCAAATGGACCAGAGATAAAAAGTCAGGTACCGACATCGTGATGTCTATGTGGATGGCTGTCTTGAACATCCCGAACTTGACACAGATGAAGTTACCTCCCCGCCAGTGGCGACCATCGTGGCTCAACTCCTACTAATGTGTTAGCCTTTAATCGTTTGCGTTACACTA